AACCCAGTTAATAGCTCTATTAGCTAGATTACTTTCTTTTTTTTCTAGTCTTTCACCTAATTTACTAATTTCTATAGCAGAGCTCTTTGGAGGTTTTGCTGTCGTTACAGCATACCATAGACCATCAAGAAGGTCGTCGTTTCTTCCTTTTGGAAATTCAAACATTTCATCAACAATTGCATCATGTTCTTTTTTTATAAAAAGTTTTCTTCTATTAACTATAGGACATAATAATGCTTCAAGCCTATCTTCTTTCTTAATACCTCCGGGAGGTCTAATTCCCTGTGATAGACCCGGAGCTAATTTTCTATCACTACCAGCTAGTTTATTAACATGGTCTTTAATAATACCTTGAGCACCTACTTTTTCTACATTAACCCTTCTAACTGGATGATATTTTCTTGCAATATCTATAATTTCTCTAGGCATATCATATAAAGGAGAGTGCTCCCTATAATAATCTACTATATATATATTTCTATCGCTATCTATTGCGATTGTAACTATAACCTGGAAATCGCTTCTAGCATTTGTTTCATAAGCTAAGTCAACTCCCATGTATACATTTACGGGAATAGCAGATTCATCAATCATCATATAATTAAATCCTCCTCTTTCCTCTATATGTCCTCTATATTTATTAATTCTATCAATTTTAAATTTAGCAGTTTCTAAATCTCTAGCCTCATTCATGTACTCTTGAGCAAACTTGTGAGTTAATCCCATCTCTGAGAACCTTGACTTAATGTCGTCTAGTTTTTGCTTTGTAAAGTAATTTGGCCATAAAGGAACTCCGTCAACCATAGCTTTTTTATATAATACATTCCAAGCAGATTTTCTTCCTTCTTTTTCGGCGTCTAGATATCCGTCATATACCCCTTGAAGAAAAGAGTCGTAGTGAACTATTGTACCAATAAGCCATATTGAACCTTCGTTTTCTTTTGAGTTTTCTAATGCGGGCTCTACCGTAGACATTACCCATTCTTTAATTTCCCTTCTTCTATCTGGCGTTTTAGTATTTAATTCTGATTCAAAGTCGTCAAGTATAATATTAGTATACCTTAATCCTAATTGAGAACGACCACGTAATCTTTGAGAAGTACCTTTTGCTATAATCCTATCTCCTCTAGCAGTAGTAAATTCTTTCTCTGTCCATTTATTACCTTTTAAGTCTCCAAAGTAATACTGTAAAGCAGGGTTGATATCAATATGATTTTGAATATACTTAATATGGTCTATAGCTTGAGATTGTTCTTCGGATACCCAAGCGATAAATTGTTTTTTTTCTGGAGGAGAAAAATACAACTGATATAATAACGCCGTTTTTGCTAATGTAGACTTTGCATGACCACGAGGTAGTATAATGCAAGCTCTTTTTTCATCCCCTAACAATAAGTCACTTAACTCGTATTGGTAAGGAGCTGGAGTAGATTTCATAAAATCTTCAGGTAAAAACATTTGACCAAAGGTTATAATATCTTTTCTAGCTAGTTCTAATGCTTGTTCCTTTTGTGATAAGTCTGGTGGAACTATATTAAATAATTCAGGCTTCTTGGAATTCTTTTTCATAAACCCTATCTAACATTTGTAATGTTTTTATTGAGTGCCAATCCCCATCAGGCACTTCTGTAAAAGAATTAGAACTTGCCCAAAGTTGTGGACCTGCTACATATATCCAAGCTTTTTCTGTTTTTCCATCATCCATCTTAATAGGAGCTGTTGTTCTTATATAAAGACCTTTTGCTACACCCTCATATTCATCGTACATATTAAGGTCTTCTAACGTAACATCTACTAACTCAACTACAGCACCTTTTCCTTTTTTGTTTTTAATAACAGCGGGAAAAGATTGTGTTCCAGGAAAAACTAAACTAAATCCTTCTACTCTACCAGTATCGGGATATCCTCTTCTAAGAGTTCCATATACAGCCAACCTCATCAAGAATACCCTACTGTATTAGGTATTCCCATCTCCATAATTAAAAATTTTGGAGAATATATGGTTAAACAGTTAAAACATTTAATACCGCTACAATCTTTTTTACGAGCATCCCATATATAAACACCAGTCTTTTTAAGAGAGTAGTGACATATATGGCATCTATTTTTCTTCGATATCTGCTTTAACTTCAGCCAATTTTTCGTATTTGGATTCTTGAATTGCATTTAGTTGCTCCTTAGAAAATCCCTGGAATAATGTAACCGATTCTGATTTTTTCTCAGTATCCATCATTCCGGATATTTTCATTAATGTTGTTAGTGCTGTAATCTTGTCTCTATCACTAGATTCAGATTTATCTATTACGTTTCTCATTTCTTCTAAAAGATACTTAGGCGTAATCTCTGCTTCGTTTAAATGCTTATCTACTTCTTCTCTAATCAAGTTTTTTACCCTATCGGTTTTTAACAACAGCTTTGCTTGAGAAGCTGCATATGATTTCTTTTTACTAGGAAAAGCAGTCATATAAGCATCTACAACATCGTCTCCCTTTGCTACATACTTAGCAAATAGAAATTCTTTTTCTGTTGCTTTTATTCTTTCTTTCTTACGTACTGAGGGAGATTTGCCATCTGTTGCAAATGTATGCATATTAGTACGCATTTCTCCCGTCATAGTAACGTTTGGACCACAAACAAAAGAACCTATTATAGTTCTAATAAATGTAGTCTCTTTTTTTCTGTCGGGTCTTTTTAATATTCCGACATACAGTACTTGACAAACTTGCCCATCATCTGACACAATCCAATCACCTACAGAAGCGTGCCTCCAATCTTCACAAAGAGAAACGGAAGGGTTATATTCTGCAAACTCTTCTACGTTATCAAATAAGTATTTAGTTTCGCCGTTTACTGTTCTTGTTTTCATAATTTAACTATTTTTCTTCTTTGTCGTCAACATCTTTATTAAGTTCATCAACAACGAAGTTTATATAGTTATTCAAAAGAAAGCGTTTCTCCATTAAGTCTTGCTCTGCTTGTTGGCAAGCTGCTCCAAGTTGATTCGCTCTTAAAAACTGAGCTTTTGCTTCATCTGATAGTTCAGAATGTAAAAACTCATATTCTTTTTCATTATGCATGATTTTCATCATTTGTTCTTTTTCAGCCATTTCGTCTCCTATTATAGCGGGTTAACTGTAGGGTTAATGTATTCTTCTAGTCTTCTATGTAATTTTTCTAGAATTACAACATCAGCCACATTATGTTCATATATCTTTTTTATAGACTTCTCGTCTCCCCATCTAGCTTGTGCCCAATATTTAGGCTCAACCCTTGTTTTTCCCTTTATGTCAAAAAATTCAGTTGCTGCCATTAATGACGAGCTATGAAGCTTTAACTTTGATTTTACGGGATAATACAAGTCTTTATGAGATTTTTGGTTATGTAACGGAAAAAATGTTCCGTGGTGTAAAGCTCTAGTCCTAATGAATGGAATATCAAAGTGTGTTCCATAATAAGTATATATAACATCATACTTATTCATTTCATCAACTAATAGCTCTAATATTCTAGCATCTTGATTTTTAGACATAAGCTCTTCCCTTGTTATCCAAGCACCTTCTACCTTCTTATTGCTTCTGCCTTTTATACACCAAGACAACATTGTATCAATATTAGCACTAAAACCTGTTGATTCAATATCTAGGTAACCAATAGTCATATCGTGTCCAGTAGAATATCTTTCAGGTTTTCTTAAACCTAAAGACTCTATTTTTCTAGTCACTGCTTTATACGTTCTATTATATCCTTGTATTCTAATCATTTGATATAATTCGAATGCAGACTTGTTTGTCTTAGAATATTTATCTAAAATTTCAAGTTCGTCTTCTGTCCACCTATGTACTGCCACTATCTACCTCTTTTCGGAAATGCTGTAGAAAACAATCTTCCTACTCCACGCTCTACTCTACCCCAAAAACCTAATTGTTTTTTTGCAACTTTTATTTTTGTGGTTGTTTTTTTAGCTTTAGCCATTATTTACCCCATTTTTGGTTTTTAACTATTAACGCCATCACTGCATATACAGCAGTATCTAAAAACGCGTCTTCTATAGGTTCGTTCTGTGCCTTGAAGTTATGTTTAGTTGATAGGTTAACTAGTCGGTTTATCTTATCATTCAACCTTACTATAATACCTAATAAGGCTATATTGACTTCTTCCTCTGATTTTAATTGAGTTCCCATAGCAATATTGCCAGGACCGTAGTCAAATTGTTTTTTACAGAATGTCATATACATAGTATTAAGTATCTTTTGAAATTCGTGTTCTGTTTCAGGAAAGTTGTCTTTTATATGTAATACTGTATCTTCAGCTGTTGTCTTTTTTTGTTCCATGTTTTGGAAAATCCTCCATATCCGGTTTGTCTTCTAGTTGTCTTATTATGAATGCATCCAGTTGCTGTTGTAGCTTCTGAACCAACGCATAATTTTTCTGGTTTTTGGCTTTTATTATTTTTTCTGTGATTTCTTCCATAAATAGTCCGCTACGCCCAGTTGAAACAATCCATTGGAGATTGCATCTATTTTACTTTCATCGTGCTCTAATCCGTAATTATAGAACAATGCGTGTAATATCTCATGCATCAAGGTCTCTTTCTTTCTTGAATCGTGGATATCTTTATTAATAAGTATTAAATTATCTCTTACTAGATGTCTGCCGTATAATTCTTTACTACTATCTTCATGTTCTAATGATAGTTCTAATATATTATAATCATGACCACCTATATGTAATCCCATTGTTTTTTTCTTCATAATACTCCCATATTGTTAATTGTGTATGCAAATTACATAAAAACTACTACACAAGTCAAATAAAATATTACTTTTCTTTAAAAAAACGCACGACACGTCAATAACTCAATGTTCTTAGTACTCAATATTCTATATTTGGCTACAAATACAAAAAAAAGGGTTAACAATAAAGAAATATCTTGACTCAAACAAAGCAAACAGACTAACTTTAACAGTCCGAAGGACGAAAAAAAACACTAATGTTCGATGTTCAATAAATGCTTAAATTATTAAATCTTAATTTAAAATAATGTTCGATGCTCGGAGAGGGTGTTCCTAAAAAACAAATCGCAAAATTTTTGAAAGCCCCGAAATTTATATTATATACCATTATAACCCCGAAATTTGCTACTTGGTTGAAAAATAGCAGGTTTTTGTGTGTCCCTTTTGTGTTTTAAAAAGCCGGCGGGGGTATTCCTAATTGGAAATTCCAAAAAAAGGTTGAAAATTTGGTTTTCTGATAACCTTCGTTAAATATTATAGATTCTTAGTCGCTATTTATTTTTATTTATTTTATAATAACCCTTGACTCTTATTATTATAGTTATTAATATATATCATGATATTAATTAAACTAAGAAAGGAATTACAGATGACAACACTCGAACAAGAGTTGATAACATTACTAGTATTTATAGTAATAGCATTTGTGTCTTATGTCTTACTTAGATTACATGTTAGATTACAGAGCATGGAATCAGATAGTGTAAGAAATAAGAAAGACATTGAGTATCTAAGTGATAAGATACTAGAACTAAGGAAATAACAACAACGGCGGGGGCTTCGGCTCCCGTCACAACGAAAGGAAATATAATGATTGAATTACTAATAATGGCTTTAATACTTAGTGTGGTACTTAACATAGGACAGGCACTGAATGCAGAGTTTAGCAAGGGTTACAACCTAGGTATGAAGTATGCTAAGGATTGGGACCAGAGAGTTGAAGCACTGGAACGTGAGACATTCGAAGATGACGAGCATTGCGGACATGGTCAGTGTTGTAAATAGTAACCGAAGATACCCTGGGTGTAAAAACCTGGGGTATTTTTTTGTGTATAATAATAAAAAAAAGCAATGAGCTGTATCGCTAGATAAATAGTGACTAGCTTTAGAGCTAGACTATAAGTGACTTAGTCTAGCTCTAACCCCCGACGATACCGATTATACCGGCTAAATTATAGCCGGTATAGGGGAACCCCGCTAACGTCCTAAGAAAGCGGGGCTTTGGTTATATTATACCTTCCTAGACTCAAAATTGTCCTTTAATTGAGGCAAGGTTTCAGTTTGTTCTGTTTCGCCGGTTTCGGCATTTTTAAGGGGTTTTGTATAAGTCATTACACCCTCATGTTTACGTATTAGAGAATTTAACTCTTTTTCTCTTGATGAATCTTGAACCAATTCCAAGATTCGTTTCCCGTCTTTTGATACGGCTTTATCGTTGCTTTGTGCCAGCTTCGACGCGTTAGCAACAACGCGTCCTTCATTTGTAGCAGGGACCGAAACGGAGACGTTAAAATCCTTCATTTCTTCAGCAGTAATACCTTTGGCTTTTAGTAGTTCTGCTAATCCTTGCGTTATTTTGTTACTCATACCTATAAAATAGTCATTTCTAAGTTAAGGAACAAGGATTATATTGTCTTTTATAATCTTTTTTTCTTTTTATATCCTGTGAGAATCCACCTGTAAGCTGGACTATAGCTGAAAGCTAGACTTTCGCCTAGCTTTCAATCCACCCCGACAAAATAGTTGATGCTGGACAAAATAAACCCGAACGTCGCTTGTTATTGTCGTCAAAAAGTTGTATATTTTGCTATGCAAATAATTACATCTACAACGCATTTCAAAAACGACGAAAGGAAATAATATGTCGGAAACAATGAAAAAGACGATTACTGATAAATGTCCTTGTTGCAGTCAGTTATGGACACGAGAAATCGACGTCCCGAAGCCAAAGGTAGGAATTGAGGTTTATGCAATAGAAGACAATAAAGGAAGGGTAGACGTTACAATAGAGCTTGTCCGTCCTATATATCAGGACAAAGCAGGAGACGTAGACGTATTCGAGAGCATGTCTAAAGCAGAGTCAGACGTAGTAATTGCCCTTTACGCTAAGAAGTATTTAAAGGACAATACCGTATTAAGAGTCGATAGCAACTATATGGACAAATATGAGACACACAGCCGAAGACACGTTCTAGAAACGTCAAACGTAGAAAAAGGACTTAAAAGTCTACGCAAGGCAAAGAGACAATCAAGACGTAATAGACAGATTGACGGGTAATGTCTAACCCCACAAAACAGACAAAAGATTTGATTAAGACTTTGTATATAAGCAATAAGCTAGACTCTAGGTCTAGGAAAGAGAGAGACAAATGAAAATAGAAGATTATCAATTTGTTGTATTTAGTGATAGTGGAGGAGATTTACACTACGTAAATGATATAACAGACAAAAAGCAATTAAAAAAAGCACTTGAAGTAATCAAATATCACAAAGAAATAAATGGGATTGATGTTTGGATAGAAGTGAGATTTAATCCGATACTGGAGGACAGACGTAATGATAGATGAACAGATAAAAGAACGTAGACGTATAGTCAATGAAATAGAACGTATTAAAAAAGCAATATTAAATGTAAGAGTAGACGCAAATATATTAGTCGCCGATTTAGAGATTAATAAGACAGAATGCGTAGAAATGGCAAATTTAATGTCCAACAGCTACGACATACTAGAAGAAGGATTAAAAACCTTACACCTTATAACGAGAGATAGACTATAAATGATAGTAATGAAGAAAGATAACAAGGGACGACAAATTACGTTGTCCCTTGCAGAGCAAAGGAAGTTAGATTATAACAGACGTGCTTGGTTTTTAAGACGCAAGTATAAGAACTTGACAAAAGATTTATTTTACGTATGGCAACATAATACGAGAAGTTTTAACAATCAGTCTACTAGAGTATTAAAACTAGCTAGACGAATAGGGACGAATTAATAGTGGCAAGGCATAATCATTATCTAGGCTTTGTCGAGAGCATAGAGACGGAATCCTTTCCCGTCGATTATGACCTTGTCACGAAGACTTGTCGAAAGACAATTAATATAACGATAACCAAAATAGGAGATTAGACTATGTGTGGAATATATGGAATAGCGAAATCACCGACACCTTATACTACGAAGCAATTAAATATTGTCAAAAAGGTATTAAGGGAAATTGCAATAGATAGCGAGACTAGAGGTAGTCAGTCGTCAGGAATTGCAAGAGTCGGTAGTTCGACTAGGATTCACAAGTCACTATTGCCGTCTAGTAAATTTGTAGACACTTTGGAATATAACGAATCTGTTAAGTCATTAAAAGACGATTCATTTATATTGCTAGGACATACGCGTTTTGCTACACAAGGAGCAATAGTCAAATCAAATGCACACCCTTTTAGAGTAGGCGACGTCGTCGGTACTCATAATGGCTGTGTTTACAATATCAAAGAGATGGAGACTCAATTAGACAAACAATGTCCAGTAGACTCTCAATTGATATTTAAAGCAATTAACGACAACGACAACATACAAGAAGCAGTCAAAGATTTTGACTCAGACTTTGCGTTGTCTTTTGTCAAAGCAAATCCAATGGTATTATATCTATGCAGAGAAAGTAATAGACCTTTACACGTAGCATACATTCCGTCAATTAAGACGTTATTTTATGCTAGTGAATCGGCATTTATTGAGGACGCATTAGCAATAAATAACATTGAAGCAGACGTATTTAGTTTAAATAAAAATACACTTTACACGTTTGACGTTAGTAAGTTTACTGACGAGAAAATGAATGTAGTCAAAGAATCATTTAAGTACGATTCTAGAGTATATCAATATCAGATTAACAAATACCCAACACAAGTTCAGACGAATGCCTGGAGTCTTACAGACGACGAGTGGGAGCCTATAGTTCCTCAGTCTGCAATAGATGCAGAGACGTTACATCTATCACAGCTTTACGGAGGTAGACCGGATGAATGGTTTTGGGACGAAACACAACAAACGTGGTTCTTTATAGATAATGTCACAGGAGAAATAAAGTCTGAAGAACAGATATCTCAAGAACAATATTACGACCACAGATGGGAGTTAGAAGATAATGACACAAAAAGATAAAGCTATTAAAGAGGCAATAGATGCTGAGGTTATGCACTGCGAAGACTGTAATACAGAATTGTCGAATACATACGACGATTATTACAATGATACCGGCGACATAATATGCGAATCGTGTTATGAAGACTACACGACATGTATGGAATGCGACGAAATAACGCATGCAGACAATATCTCTTGGGTTAATTCAAGCCCTTATTGCGACAATTGTTATGCAGAAAATATTGCTAGTTGTTACGAATGTGGAAATGAAGACACTTTTGATAATCTATTCTACCATGACGAACAAGGTGAATATTATTGTGAGGATTGTTATGACGAATCTGACGAATATCCTTCGTGGAACGTCTACTCTAACGAATACGTTAAAACTGCAGAGTCTTTTACTAGTCCTGAAAAAGACTATTACTCTAGAGATACATTCAAATTGATACCTTCTAAAAGATATATGGGAATTGAGATAGAGACTAATTTCCATGACTATGTAGATGAAGGTAATTTGAGATTTGAATTAGATATGTCTATAGCACAAAGTAGATTAGAAGGTATACATGCTGACCCTGAAGACAATAGGCATTTAGGTAGACTACATATTCCTGGAGACGGCTCCGTAAGAAGAGGAGAACACGAGCATGGGACAGAAATAGTTATGCAACCTAGACGAGGAGATATCCTCCATAAGGACGTTCAGACGATATGTAATGTATTGAAGTATGGGAATGGTGCATACGTAAGTAGACATTGTGGTATGCATTTACATATAGACTGCAGAGATTATGACTGGTATCATTTTTCTGTCTTAACTTTACTAGTTAAGTTGATAGAGCCTCACGTCTATACGTGGGTTCCTCCGTCTAGATTAAATGGTAGGTGGTGTAAGCCTGTCAGTCAGTCGTTTAACGACTTCTCTTTAGTTACAAACAGAGACTCATTCGTCGATTTTTGGTATGACAATGGTTCTTTTAATAACGACAAATATAACGAGAAACGTTACCATGGATTTAATCTCCATTGTCACTTTCAGGCTAATCAAGGTTTAGAGATAAGATACCATGCCGGAACATTAAACCCCGACAAAATGCGACACTGGTCTATATTCTGGTCTAATGTCGTAGACACTGCTTATGAAATAGGGCAAAGTATGCGTGACGAGTTTGAATACGACCCAAACCTTAAGCAGTCTAGAATGTTTAAGTCGTTGTATAATAGAACGATTTACAGTAAAGTAGGTAAGATGGAGTCTAAGTTTAGTCACAATAGACACTCTATGTCTATTGAGGAATATATGAAAGCTAGCGAGAAGATGAGACGTTATCTGAATTTACCTCTAAAAGATAAACCTTACCTATTACAACCTATGTTGAACCATGTAAGAAGGAGACCGCAACAAGCAGTAATGTCTATTAGTAATATATTTGACACTTTCAACATACCTGACGAAACTGCAAGATTTATGCAGTCTCGAATGGTTGAGATAAACGCAGATAAAGAACATATAGACAAGTGTTTTGACAATAGAACAAGCATAGTAGAGTTTGACAAAAAGACAATGTCATTCAAATACGTAGATAGCTTAGTTAGTCAGTTTCCTTTAATTGACTATCCAGGAATACGACAAACATATTATGCAAGTGAACTTGGACATCTATTTGACGTTAATGGTAGAAACGAGGAATTAGTTCAGTATACCTTGTAGCATAGCAAGAGAATAGTAGACAGAATCGACATTTTTATCGGTTTTGTCTACTATTTTTTTGATTTATTTTTATAATATTATTATAATAGCTCAATGACAGCTCGACTAGAAAGGACAAAATAATTGACAAATGACAATAAAAAGCTTGGATTTTACGTATATAATATGTATTATCTTAAGAATATGAAACTTGTGGTGGATAAATATAAACAATTAAAAACTATTATAAGGATAGTTGCGGGTATTAAACCCCGCCCTTCCCTGAGATTTAATTGCGAGTATAATTGGTTGGCAAACCTATCCACCACTTTAACCGGAGAAAATAATGAATAAGAAATATAAAGTAAGAGTAAGCATTCCAGTAGAATATGACATTTCAGACTTAATGACTAGTTTTGAGACTACTGTAGATGTAGAAGCAGAGAATAATGAAGACGCAGTAAATTACGCAATAAGAGAATTTAATGAAAACTACGATTTAGATTCTATTTATGAAGAAATATACGACGAAGTAAAAAGTAACTTATTAGTGTGGCTAGACGGAGATTATGAGTGTGACACTTATGACGACGACTACTACTTTGCAGAAGAACAAAAACCTAGACCTTTTCCAGGAATGGAAGGTAGGGGAGTAGACGGAGGTGATAACAAACAAATGTATCTAACAAGTACAGGAGTAGAAGTAGATGTGTAAGAAAATAACGTCAGGATATCTTAGACAAAACGCAGAGTTAAGTGGAGTCTTTATATGTATAGACGGAGTAGAGTATAGAGTAGATACTAGCGAGTTAGACTTAAATCATATTATAGACGATATAAGTATGGCAGGAGACGACAATAATATGTCGAAGTATCTACATAAAGTAATGTATAAAAACCAAGGAGGTAATAATGAGTAAAGAAGCAATTAGATTACAGACACAAATAATAAATGCGACATCAAAACTACATAGTCTAGGATTTAGAATAAAATGCACATACATACCAGGGGCAGGTTGGGCGTCGGAGCTGGTTAATAACAACACTGGAGAAAACCACGAATTAGACGAACATAGTGAACCTAGTTTTCAAGACGACTACCAAGCTAAGTTAGACGCAGAGCAAGAGAAGAATAATGACTATGCTCTAGATAATATGACTAGCGACGATTATGATAATGCAGAAACTTGGGAAGAATTAGACAAGTTTGACAATTCTAATTATGAGGAAAAATAGATGAGCAAGATAAAACCACTAGATAATAGACTTATAGTAAAAGTAGACGCAGTAAAAGATAAGACAGATAGCGGTATATTGATTTCTTCAGAAACTCAAAAGAAACAAACTAAAGGACTGGTAGTTGAAGTCGGACCAAAAGTTAAGACTCTTAAATCAGGGGACTATATTACATACCCAGATTATGCAGGAAGTGTTGTCGTTGCAGATGGAGAAGAATACTTAATAATGAGAGAAGTTGAAGTTCTGGCGGTGATAGGATGATAGAGCATGAAGAAGGTAATATAGAGTTTAAAGATAGAGACGATTGTGTTTGGATGTCAAGTTGTTGTGGAGGTAGTGCTATGACAGAACTTGTAGAAGACGGAGATATAGGTGTCGCTATATGTAGTGAATGTCGTGACTGGGCAGACTTTGAATTGGAGGAAGAATGACAAAGTTAAATAAAGGTGCTATACCTAGATTGACGCAAGAAATATTTTATAAGTGCCACCCAAATGGGT